TATGAAAGACCTGCATATACAAGTATTCCTACTCCTGATGGGATTAGTGAAGAAGTACCTGCTGAAGTAGTAATGGACTTTAAAATGACACTAACAAGGTTTACACTGGTATTCAAATGACAACATTAAAAAGAGGTCAAAGCCTACAAGCTGACGGAATAAGAGACATGATGCTGAATCATGATGGCAATGGTTCAACATCTAGTATGGCAATGAACAGCACTAAGATATGGGAACGACAACCCTATAGAGGTGGTAGCGTTCATTCCAGTTCAAAAGGCACTACCTCAACACACTCTTTTAATGATCATTATGGCGTTGTAAAAACTAAATCAGGAACAGGCAGTTTTTCCACTGGTAGCACAAAAGGAGCTCTTACTACTAACTTTGCAGGATGGGGAACATCAGGTGGTACTCAAGGAGCAACTAATGGCGGTTCATCATCACAAGTAGGAGAGCTGTTAGATGGAACAAGCACTCACACTACTTCAGCGATTCCATTTTCTGATTTAGCACCTAATGCTGATGCTAATAAATGGCTATCTTATGCAGGTTATATAATCTCAGGTGGATTCCCTCAAATTTTTGCAGCTAAGGTATGTTTTGAAGGTAGTGGTGCTCAAACAACTGATACTGATTGGACTAAGGTCCATTTCGCAGGAGATATAGAAACTGACCATAGTGGTAATAACACTTATATGCCAACTTACGGGTCTAGTGTCTTAATCTCTACATTAAATAGAACTGATGCTGTAGTTTCTACAGCTAGTTCAAGAATTGTTTACACATGGGCTAACGCAATACCAATATTACCATATCAAAATTCTGTTACTGCTGACTTTGTTTATTGGATAAAGTTTGAATAGAAACGCTACTTGCTAATTACATCTTATCATCCCATAATGGTATAAATCTTATAAGGGATATATAGCATGAATAGTATTTGGCAGATGTGGAAAGGTGAGCTCTCAGATACAGAGATAGCCGATATAATAAAAGAATGTGAATACTATGAAGTTCAAAAAGCTCAAGTAGCAAACGAAGATAGCAACATAAACCCTGATGTAAGAAGAAGCCAAGTCAGATGGATTGATTCTGCAGATCCTAATTCTAAATTTATTTATGATATTGTATGGAAGTATGCAAGAGCTGCTAACAAAATAGCCTTTGGTTTTGATATTCACTCATTGACTGATATTCAATATACAATATATGACGGAGAGGAAGAGGGCTTTTATGATTGGCACTTTGACACTTTTTGGGGGAATCCAACATTCCATGACAGAAAGCTAAGTGTCACTATTCAATTAAGTGACTCTAAAGATTATGAAGGCGGAGACTTCAAGTTTGATCCTCAGTATGAAGCCCCTGCTGCAGCAGATATAAGAATGAAAGGAACAGTCTTAGTCTTTGCATCTCCAATTAAACATAAAGTAGAGCCTGTCACAAAAGGCATTAGAAGATCTCTAGTGGCTTGGGTGGAAGGACCAAAATGGAAATAAAAATATGAAAACATTTATAGAAATAGGATCTTGTGATTTTGATACTAATCTCAAGCTGATAGAAGGTGGAGAATGGAAAGGAGTAATGTGTGAACCTGCTAATAAGTTTAGAGAGAATCTAATCAACTTAGCTAAACATATAGACAATAGAGAAAATCTAGTAATAGAATCTGCAGCAATATCTGATTTTGACGGAGAGACAGAGTTTACTGAAGTTATGGATACATCCAGTGGATCAAGAGAAACTGGAATTTGGAGAAGGGGAATATCAAGTATTACTGATGCTCATCACAAAGGCGAAAGAATATTAAACCTAGCTGATAACAGTGATTATATTGATTCTGTTTATAGTGTAGAGTGCATGACATTAGATTCACTTATAAAGAAGAATGATATCACTGAGATTGATTATCTAAAATTAGATGTTGAAGGACATGAAACAAACATCTTAGATGCTTACTCATGGAGCATATTACCAACATTCATTAAGTTAGAACACGCCCACATAGATGACATCTATGCAAGAGAGCTCTTAGAGTCTCATGGCTACCTTGTTTATGTAGAATCTGATGACATATATGCTATAAAATGAAGAAGCTAGTTATATCACTCCTAAGAAGGGCTGATAGGAAAGTAGCGTTTCAGCAAAATAATCTACAAGACTTTGAGTATATAGAAGCTGTTGATGGTCAGAATAATCATTTCAGACATATCAGGGGCAGAAAAGATTGGATAGATCCTTTTAAAAATAGACCTCTACAACAGTCAGAAGTAGCTTGTTTCTTATCACATATCAAAGCATGGAAGAGATGTTATGAACTTAATCAGCCATGTATCATCATGGAAGATGATGTAGTTATTAATGATCTTTACAATGAAGATCTTTATAAAGATTTACAGCAAGAATTTGTATACCTTCAAAGAAACGAGAATGAGCCAAGTAAAACTGTTGATCTATCAGATCTATTAGAAAAACCATTTTATCCATATAATATGACAGCTTATTATCTAACACCTGCAGGTGCTTTAAGACTCTTGCAAGAGATTGATTATAAAGACTTTATTCCTGTTGATGAGTTTCTTCCTGAGTGTATTCAGAATGGACATATTATTAATGCTGCTGCGTTTAAGATAGATCATTGTGATCAGAGATCTAGGAAGGAATATTATTCAGACATAGAACAAAGTAAGCCTTTTAGAAACTTTAAGATCCATGCTGTTACTTGTGGTACTGACAGAAAGAAGTGCTCTAAACTAAATACAAGTGCTGCTCATCATGGCGTATCTATAACAAATATTGGCACTAATATTGTTTGGAAGGGTACAGATATGAGCTTCATGGGTGGTGGTATGAAGGTAAACCTTATGAAGGAATATCTAAAAACTATCCATGATGATGATGTAATAGTTTTTACTGATGCCTATGATGTATTTTATGCAGATAATTTAGATACTATCTTAGAAAGATATTTAGACTTTGGCAAAAAAGTAGTCTTTTCAGGAGAGTTGTTTTGTTATCCTGATTCATCAATAGCAGATCAGTTTCCTGATGCACCTACGCAGTTTAAATATATTAACAGTGGAACATATGTAGGGAGAGCCTTTGAGTTAAAGAAAATATTTAATCATTATAAAATAGCTGATGATGATGATGATCAACTCTACTGTCAAAAATGTTTCTTAAGTGGAAAATTTGATATAGGCATTGATTATGAATGTTATATATTTCAGACAAATTATGACAGAACAGTCAAGCTAGGAGATCAACTCAATAACCCTGATACCTATTGTTGTCCTTGTATTTATCATGGTAACGGAGGTGAAAGTGCAGCAGGTAAGTTTAACAGTTTATATGATGAATTTTATCCCTCTAGGAGTGCCTTATACATCCCCCACTATAATAAAGTAGAACAGATAGACAAAGATATGCTTCTAGTAGATTTCATGACTCAGGAGCAATGTGAGAGACTTATTGAAATAGCTGATGATCATGGTGGATGGGATTCTTTAGAATATGATAAATTTCCTGCTAAAGAAATTAGATTACAGCAAATAGACAAAGACAAAAAGACTCAACTATTTACAGAGCTTGATAAGCATTGGCAAGATCATATAGTCCCTACAGTGGAACAGTATTGGAAACCATTGCTAATGCACGGAATAAGAGATGCGTTTGTTATGAGATATTCTATGGATACTCAAGTCAAGTTAGCTTTACATCATGATGCTTCATTAGTCACTGGATCTGTAAAACTTAATGACGATTATCTAGGTGCAGAGCTTATTTATCCTAGACAAGGCTTCTCTAATAAAGATGTTCCTGTAGGTAAAATGATCTTATTTCCTGCAGCAGTTACGCATGGACATGAATGTATGCCACTAAAAGCAGGGGTCAAGTATTCTTACACAATATGGTCATGTAGATATACAGGTGATACAATTTAGAACAAGGCTCAAAAAAAGAGAAGAAAAGTCAGATGGCTCATATAAAGAATATTATTAAGTTATGGAGCTTTAAATGACAGCTAAGACAGCAAAATCAAGAATAGATCAGCATGAAGAGATATGTGCTTTACGCTATGAAAGCATAGAAAAGCGTATGGAATCAGGGTCTAAAAGATTTGTCCGAATGGAACAAATGATTTGGGGTCTTTATGTTTTGATTATAGGCTCACAAATAATAGGAGCTATGATCTAATGTCAGGTATAAAAATAACAACTCAACCAACTCAAGAACCAGTCACATTACAAGAAGTAAAAGACTATCTTAGAGTAGAAGATAACACTGATGAAAGAGTCTTAAGACCATTCATTGAAACTGCTAGAAGGTATGCAGAAGAACATCTAAGAAGGACTCTAATGTCCACCACCTATACTCTATTCATGGATTCACTTGATGAAATGGAAGATCCCCTTTGGGAAGGAATGAGAACTGGTCCATATAAGAACTATTATAAGAATTACATATGCCTTCCTAAGTCACCAGTAGTCTCTGTAACGCATTTAAAGACTTATGATGACTCAGATAATGCAACCACTATGGCAGCTTCAAGATACTATGTAGACAACGCTAGAGAACCCGCTAGACTGGTTTTAAGAACAGGAGAGACATTTCCTTCAGCCCTTAGAGTAGCTAATGCAATAGAGATAGAGTTTGTTGCAGGATACTCTTCACCTTTCTCAATACCTGAGCCAATTAGATTAGGTATGTTGCAGCACATAGCTTTCATGTATGAGCATAGAGGAGACAATATAGACTATTTACAAGCAAGACAATTCCCGCTAATGATAAAATCTTTATATGCTCCATATGTAATTCATGGGGGTTTAGGTTCATCTAACTTACAAGGTGTAGGTTAATGAAGGCACCAACAAGCATAGGCAAACTAAGATACAGAGTAGACCTGCAATCAGGTACAGAAAGCTCTGATGGTGCGGGTGGATGCACTGTAGCTCATGCAACAGTAGCTCAAATATATGCTGATATAAGACCTTCAGGTGGCTCTGAGCAGTATAGACAAGGCAAGATCCAAGAGAAAGTCACTCATAAAATATTTATAAGATACAGAAAAGAGATAGATAGCTCTTGGCGTATTCAATATGAAGGCAGGACATTTCAGATTAAGAACATAATCAATGTTCAGGAAAGAGATAGATTTCTTCAGTTATTATGTGAAGAAGGAGTTGCTGCATAATGCCTACATTTAAAAATGCTGCAGATCTAAAAAAACACATGGAAAAGATGTTGACAATACAAGCTCAAGTTAAAGCCTTTGGAACTATAGGTAGAGCAACTGTATTAGTCCAAAATACAGCTAAAGAAAGTTTAGGGAAAAAAGGTAGTGGTAGAGTATATCAAAAATATAATCAGAGAAGAGTACATCAGGCTTCTATAGCAGGGGCTCCACCTGCAACGGATACAGGATTCTTAAGAAGCAATATCACAATGAATGTTAAAAAAAGATCAAATGGATCTATGGTAGGTCAGATAGTTTCAGCAGCACCCTATTCACAAGCATTGGAGTTTGGAACAACTACTATGATGCCTAGACCATTTATGTCACCTGCATTAGAAAAGAATAGGAGAAAGATAGTGAAAATGTTTAAAGATGACGGAATAGTATAATGGCTATAGGACAGTTTGCATTTCAACAAGCAATATTCACTACCCTAAATGTAGCTGCTATAACTGATACTTTATCTTGTGGAGTAATAGATGAAGTTAAGCAGAATCAAGCCTATCCATTTATTGCAATAGGAGAAGAAACAGCTATTGATTACAGCACCAAAGATATTGATGGTGGAGAATACACTGTTAATATAGATATTTGGTCACAATATAAAGGCTCAAAAGAATGTAAGCAGATTATGGACAAAGTTCATGACTTGCTGCATGATAGTAGTATTAGCGTTACTGGATTCAATCTAATAAATGTAAGATTTGAATATAGTGATATAATGAGGGACCCAGATGGTGTTACTAGACATGGGATCATGCGATTCCGAGCAATAATATTAGGATAATCTAATTTATTTATAGGAGAAAAAAATGGCAGCACAAAAAGGGTTAGATATGTTACTGAAGATCAATACCAGTGGTAGCACTTATGCTACTGTTGGAGGTTTAAGGTCAACATCAATCACTTTAAATGATGAGTCTGTAGATGTTACTAGCAAAGATTCTCTAGGTCATAGAGCATTATTAGCAGGTGGCGGAATGAACTCTGTCTCTATATCAGCTTCAGGTGTCTTTACAGATGCTTCAACAGAAGAAACAGTTAGAGCAGCTTTCTTTGGTCAAATGAATACATCAGACGGATCATCAGCACAAACTGCAGCATTTAAAAACTTCCAATTCTTAATACCTGATTTTGGTACTCTCACGGGTGCTATGCAGATAACGAGTTTGGAGTATGCAGGTGAATATAACGGAGAAGTCACTTACTCAATGAGTTTTGAGAGTGCAGGTTATATAACTTACGCAGCAGTTTAATTAATAGCTAGGAGTATTGGATGGCTTGGAAACAGGTAAAAGTCAAGATAGGAAAACAAGTCATAGATGCTATGGCTAAGAAAGACTATGTTGAGATCCCAAATACTGCAGAGATTGGTGAGACAATAAACATTGATGGGAAGGATCTTAAGGTCCTCTCATCAGTTGTTATTCTAAGAGGTGACATGATTAAAATAACTTTTGATGCAGGAGCATCATCCAAAATGGAGAAATCAAAAGATGGCGGAGAAAGCAGTAAACAGTCTTAAGGGTGAAACCTTAGTCACTCTAGCGGGTAAAGAATACAAAGCTAGAATAACAGTAAATTCAATCATGCAGATTGAAGCAGCGTGTGGAATGGGAATAATCAAACTTACTCAGAAGATGAGTGAGGGTGATATTATGATGTCCCATCTTATTGCTGTATTAGTACCTTCCTTGAGAGGTGGTGGTAATGATGTTCAAAGAGAAGATGTCATTAACATGGTAGAGGAAGCAGGACTGGTAAAGACAACAGGCGTTGTAGCTACCTTATTAGCATCAACCTTAACTGACAATTCAGAGGAAAAAGCAGCAGAGGGAAAGCAGAAAGAGGGAGAATAACAAGTGAATCCCTGCCTATTAGACGCTACTTTCAGATTTGCGTTGGCATGATAGGCATTTCTCCTGAATCATTTTGGGATATGAGTCCTAAAGAGATCTTCCTTGCTTTAGAAGGATTCTCTGAGTTCAATGGATCAGGGGAAGAAAAACCCAAGCCAATGACTTCAGGTAGAATGAATGAACTTATGGAGTTATACCCTGACTAATGGCTGAAACAATCAATACACTCCTAGTAGAAATCAAAGCTGAGACTCAGAAGCTCAAGAAGGGCATGAATGATGTCAATAAAAAGCTAGGGGAAACAAAAAAGAAAACAGATGGTGTCAATAAGGCTTTTAAAGCCATGTCAGGTATTGCTGCTACTATCGGTCTAGGCTTAGTAGTAAATCAAACAGTCCAAACTATAAGAGAATTTGAAGATCTTGAAGCAACCTTAAGAGCTGTCACTGGTAGCTCAGAGGGTGCGGGTAATGCTATGGCTGTTATCCGAGACTTTACCAAAGGCACTACATTCCAAATTCAAGAAGTCACACAAGCATTTATAAGACTTAAGTTGGCAGGTGTTGTCCCAACCTCTGATGTCATGACTGACTTTGGTAATTTAGCAGCAGGTATGGGTAGATCCATTGAGAATCTAGCTCAGGCAGCGTTCAACGCTACTACTGGTGAGATGGAGATGTTGAAGCAGTTTGGTATAAGAGCTGTTCAAGATGGTGATAAAATCACTGTCACTTTTGATGGCGTGACAAAGACGATTGAAAGAAGCGGTGAAGCTGTTATTGATTATCTTAGAACTATAGGAAGAGAAACATTCCCTACAGCTCTTGAAGAAAGACTTAATACTTTATCAGGTGCTATATCAAACATGAAGGATGCAAGTGCTGAGTTCATGGTAGCTATAGGTGAAGGCGGTCTAACATCTACTTTGACAGATCTAGCAAAAAGAACATCCACTGCAACTAATGAGATGAGAAGTCTTGGTAAAGTTGTAGGCGGAGTTTTAGCAGTTGCATTTACAGTTCTTTTAGAGCCTATTGTTTTAGTATTAGAGAATCTTAGATTATTTATATCACTTCTAACAGGGACTGCAGTATTCCTAATAGTCAAAAATTTAAAAATGATAAAAGATGCCTTTAAAACTATTAGAGATGTCATGAAAGGTATTTTTTCTATACAAGTAGGAATGACTGCTTTGACAGGTAATCTAAAAGGTATAGCTCTTGCTGCAGCAGCAGCTACAGGAACCTATTTTTTGCTAGGAAAAGCCTTTAATGATGGCGGTGATGCAGCAGAAGAAACTGCAGAAAAAAATGATGCTCTTACAGATAGTGTTCAAGCTACAGAAGATAAATTAGGAAAGCTAAGAAAAGAATATAAAGAATTTTTTGCATTGATCAACAAAGAATCTCCAAGCAAAAAGAAAGCATCAAATCTATTTGATTTTGGTGCAGAAGATGCAAGAGAGAATTTAGAAGCTGCATTTAGAGAGTTCCAAAAAGGCAAGTTTGAAGAAGCTGCAGCTAATGACCCTTTGGTCCAAATGATGCAGAAACAAATAGATCAAGCAGTTAAGTCAGGCAAGATAGAGAAAGGTGATATGACTGTCACCCTTCCTCTTAGCATAGATCCTAGTTTTGAAGGTAATGATAGAAAATTCTTTGATGAGTTTTTAAAAGAGTTTGGATTTGATGAAGATGAGTTAGAAAATGTATTTAATGTAAATATGGTAGGTCCTGTAAAGGATGCTATGGCTGCTATAAATGACATGCTAGATATTGATACACCAACATTCATGGAAGATATGGCTAATAATGAAGTAGCCTTAGAAGCACTGTTTAACCTTATGGGTGGAGCTGATGCTCTAGGTATGAGCTATGATGAACTAAAAAAGAAAGTAGATAGATTTAATAAAGCAGCAAATACAGAGCTTACAGATGCTGAACAAGCAATGTTATCTATATTTGAAGCAGGAGCTGCTGATGATATTGATTTAGCTACAGCAGCAGTAAAAGACAATGATGAAGCACTAGGTATATTACTAGGAAAGCTACAGCTAATAGATGAAACTTTTGAAGATATGGATCTTCCAACTTTTACAGCTCAATACAAAAACGGAATATTAGAAAGTGCAGATGCTACAGATACTTTAAAAGATGCAGTAGATGCTTTAAATGATGCGTTTGAGGATGTACTAGGCAACTATAAAAACATGAAAGATGTTCAAGATCTTTTAAGTGCTGCTGTTGCAAATGGAACAATAACTCAAGATGAAGCCACCGCAAAATATAGAGAGTTTTTAGAATCTACTGGACCAATGGGTAAAGCAATGGCTCAGATAGGTAATAGAGTAGAAGCTCTTGCAAGATCATTCTCTGATGAGTTTGCAGGTGCAATGTTAGATGGCTCATTGGCATTAGAGAACTTTAAGAACCTAGCTCAGAACATTGTTCAGGCGGTCATAGCTTCATTTATGGAGCTCTTAGTCATACAGCCTATAGTAGATGCTATCTTAGGCTACTTTAAGATCTCTCCATCAACAGGAACTGGAGTTGAGCAAAATGCTTCAGGTGGTAGATTACAAAAAGGCAATATGTCTATAGTTGGAGAAAGAGGACCTGAGATCTTTGTTCCTGACACTCACGGAAATATATTAAATAACATGAACAGTAGAAATGCTGTTGGTGGTGGTGGAATTACAGTAGTACAAAATCTTAACTTTGCTACTGGTATTGTCTCTACAGTAAGACAAGAAGTAATGCAGATGCTACCGCAAATTGCAGAAGTATCTAAGAGTGCTGTTCAAGATGCTGCAAGTAGAGGTGGATCTTACAGAAGGAGTTTATTAGGTGGCTAAGATAATCACAATGCCGACTACACCAAACTTTTCTAAGTCTAATTTTAGGCTAAGAAGAACTATTGGAGTAGCAAGTTCACCTTATACAGGAAGTGTAAGAACGCAAGAATATGATGGAGTCTATTGGGAAGCAGAGGTATCTCTACCACCAATGAGAAGAGAGACAGCTTTGGAATGGCAATCATTTCTATTAAATCTAAACGGATCTATTAATACTTTTAAGTTCTCTGATCCTGATGCTTTAAATCCTAGAGGAACAATGACAGGAGAGTTTAGAGGTGATCAGAGAGTAAATGTGACCAGTGCTACTTTATCTTTTACTGCTGCTACAAACACTATTGCAGGAGCTAGTAATACTACTTACTTTAATACTGTTTTAGTAGGTGATTACATCATGATTACTGGATCTGCAAATGTTGAGAATAATGGAACTCATAAAGTTTTAACAAAGACTAACGCATATACAATTACAGTATCCCCACAAAAATCAGATATTTTAATTGATGAAAGCAATAAAGCAGGATGCAAAATAAGAGTTAATGTAAAAGGCTGCACGGGTCTTACATTAAAAGCTGACAGTAATAGTGCTACAGGTACTCTTCTTAAAGGTGATTACTTAGCAATATCTAACTCTACAACAAAGAGTGAATCAGGTTATACACCAGTTCAATATGTCATGGTGACAGAAGATGCAACCCTTAATGTAAATGCAGGTGCTGACACTTATGGTGTTCAGATACAACCTAAGCTCAGAGCAAGTCTTACAGGTGCTACCAACTATGTATATCATTCACCCGCTAAAGGATTATTTAGACTAACTAATAATGCTGCTGAATGGTCTGCAGATAACATATCAAACTACGGAATTTCATTCTCTTGTATTGAGGTAGTTTAAATGTCTAATAGAAGTGGCATAGATACAACCTTAAAAAACATCTTAGAGTCCAACGATCAAGTCTTATTCTTTGCAGTAAAAGCAGAGTTTGATACTGAAACAATTTATGTATGGACTGGTAATGAAGATATTGATATTGATGGTAATACATATATTGGAGCAGGAACTCTTCTAAGCATTTCAGGTATAGAAGAAGATATGGAGCTTAAGTCAAATGGTCTATCAGTGACTGTAGCAGGTATGGATCCAACCATGCTTAATCTAGCTCTTACAGAAAACTATCAAAATAGATTTATAACAGTCCTTCTAGGATCTCTTTCAGGAGGTTCAGATGTAGTTGCATCAACTATGATTTTATTTAAAGGGCGTATGACTACAATGTCAATTAGTGATGATCCTGATGGATCTAACATAACAGTCAATGCTGAAAATAGATTGACAGATTTAGACAAGCCATCAAATTTAAGATACACCAAAGAATCACAAAAATACTTAGAATCCACTGACACTTGTTTTAACAAAGTTGCTCTCCTACAAGATAAAGAAATTGTATGGGGTAAAAGCACTGGAACAGGTGGTGGAGGAAGTAGTGGTGGAAGTAGTGGTGGATATACTAGGAGACAAGCTCTCAGATGAAGAAACTCCAAGACTGGAACATATTATTTGATGAATTTCTCATTAAGAATAAAGATAAGTCTTTTGAGTGGGGTAAATGGGACTGCTGTTTGTTCTCAGATGCAGGGATAAAGGCTATGACAGGAGAATCACTTATACCCAAGACCCTAAGGTGGAAAGATGAAAAGACTGCCTTAGAAGCGATTACAAGCTATGGAAAAAACCTAAAAGGTGCAATAAAAAAAGCTGCAGATCTAAAAAAGTTAGAAAAGATAAAGCCTAATTTTATGCAAAAAGGAGACTTAGTTGTTTATAAACAAGAGTCATACTTATGCGGTCTATGTGATGGATACAAAATAATAACACCTTCTGACAATGGTCTGATGAGCAATCAACAACAAAACATAGTAGATGTTTGGAGAGTGCCTAATGGCTAAGCCTTTAAAACAAGCACTTAAAGTATTCGCAGTCACATTTCTAGTCCTTACTGGTGTTGGTATTGCTATGGGAGCTTTTGCAGGTGGTTTTACTTTATCTGCTATAGGATCCACTATACTTTTTACAGGCGGAATGACTATTGCGGGATACGCTACTCTAGCGGGTGTAAGTATTCTAGTTGCAGGGTTATTGCAAAAAGGTGTAGAAGCAACCTCTGCAAACTTTGGAACTAAAGTATCTACTAGAGCTGCAACAGCTCCAAGACAGCTAGTATATGGAAAGACAAGAGTAGGGGGAGTAATAACTCATATTCAGACTACAGGTAGTGATAACTATCTACTTACTTTTGTAAGTGTTATTGCAGGTCATGAATTAGAAAGCCTAGAAGAAGTGCAAGTCAATGACACCATATTAACTACAACTACATCAGGCGGATTTCAGTATGCAACCAATTCAGACTTTACAAACTCAGAGAATGATAATAAGTTTTCAACTAATAACTCTCTCCTTAGATTTGTCTTTGTAGATGGATCTCAAACTACAGCTAACTCAACTGTCACTGCTAACTCAAGTCTTACTAGCACTGATAAATTCACTGGATGTGCATATGTATTTATTCAGTGTGTATTTGATGCTGAAAAGTTTGGTGGTGGATTCCCTAAGATCAGCTTTACAGTAAAAGGGAAAAAAGTATTTGACCCAAGAGATAGCTCTACTGCATGGAGTGATAACCCTGCTCTTATTGCAAGAGATTTCATAACAGATACTGTATATGGTTTAAAGGCTACATCAGAAGAAATTGATGATACAACTAATTTAGGTGGATTTGCTGCTGCTGCTAACACTTGTGAAAGCTCATTAAGTACAGCAACAGCTACAGTAAATGGTGCTATAAGTAATGCTACTGTAGTTGTTATAGATACAGCAGCCAATCAAGGCTTAATAGGTCCTGAAGATATAGTGACAGGAACAGGCATATCAGGAACAGTAAAAGTTGTAAGAAGAAGAGGTAATAGGATAACACTATCATCAGCTCAAAGCATTGCTGATGGAGTCACCCTTACCTTCTCAGAGCCCACATACAAAGCTAACGGATTTACTAACTTTGCTGCTAGTGGACAAGGTGTTTTAGAAGGCATCTTAAGCTCAATGGGAGGAAAAGTATCTTACATAAATGGTAAGTTTGTGATTTTTGCAGGAGCTACAGTGACTCCTGAAATGACTATTACTGATGATCAATTATTAGCACCTGCACAAGTTGCAACTAATCCATCAGGACACGAAACATTTAATCAGGTTAAGTCAGTTTTTGTAGATCCAAATTCAAAATATCAAGCTGAAGAAACTCCGACTTACACTGATTCAACCTTACTTGCTGCAGATACACCTACTGGTGAATCTACTGCAAACTATAGAAAGACTTTAGAGTTGCAGTTTCCATTCACTACAAGCAATACATTAGCTCAAAGATTACAGAAACAAGCTCTATTACATCATAGGCAAAAAACAACAATTCAGCTTACAACTAATATTGCATTTATGCAGCTACAGGTCTTTGATTGGGTTTATGTGACTAATGAAAGGCTTGGTTATACTAACAAAGTCTTTGAAGTTTTAGGTCAGTCATTGGAGGTTATGGGTGAGAAAGATAATCCAGTCTTAGCAACTAGACTAACACTAAAAGAGATAGATGGTTCTGTATATAGCTTCTTATCATCAGCTTATGAAAATCCACAAGATGAAGGAGATGAAGATGATACTGGTGATTTCTCTTTAACAGCACCAACAAACTTAGCACTAGCTCAACAGAGTATAGCAGAGGGTGCAGGTTATAAAATGGACATTAAAGCTACATGGACTAACAACACTGCAGATAAGGTTATAGGTACAGAGATGACTTATAAGCTAAGCACTGACTCTGACTATACCTCTGATATATTTATTGGAAAAGGAGCTTCAGCAGGTCTTATACCTAATGTAGCTATAGGTAAAACATATAATGTCAAACTAGCTCATCTTGATATTAATGGTGTTAAGAGTGCTTATACATCAGCAGTAAATATAACCATTACAGATCCAACATCTATATCAGCACCTTCAGCATTTACTGCTTCAGGTAATAGAGTAGGTATTGTACTGCAGTGGACCAATCCAAATGTAAGCAATTTAAGAGCTGTAAAAATCTATAGAAAAACCTCTAACTCTACTCCAACAAATGATACTAATTTAGTTCATACAATGATGGGTGAACCAAATGCCAAATCAGTAATGTTTCAGGGAGCTATGGATGGATTGACAGCAGGGACTACTTATTACTTTTGGCTTAGGGCTATAACTCATACTGGATTACATTCTTCATTTACAAGCTCAGTAAATGCTAGTTATTCAGTTTATGATAAAGGTGATATAGGTCTAAATCTTGTCACCAATGATGCACAAGTTAAATCAGATCTAAGTAATTTCTCAGTTGAATCAGATCTATTTGAAGTCACCAGTAATGAGCTAAGAGGTAAAACAGCAATAAAGAATAGTCAAGTGACTTTAGCTAAAGATGGATCAGGAAATCTATCTCTTAATAATGCAGGTTCAGGGAATGTTTCTTTTGATAAAAATGATGTAGGTCTAAACAATTTAACCAATGATACTCAGGTTAAAAGTGATCTTACTAATCTATCATTATTAGCAGATGACTTTGAAGTAAACTCAGGAAGCCTTAGAGCAAAGAACGCACTTAAGAATAATCAGATCTCTATAGGCTCTGATGGATCCTTGACAGGTGCAGGTGGTGGTCAGGCAACTGCTGTAGGCTTAGGAGCTGTAAAAACAGATCTTACTAATGCTCCAACTGGTATAAAAAATGATCAAGTAACATTAGCCAAAGATAGTAGCGGAAATCTATCTCTTAATAATGCAGGAAGTGGAAATGTTAGCTTTGATAAAGATGATGTAGGACTAGATCAACTGACCAATGATGCTCAAGTTAAATCAGATCTATCTAATCTTACTTTAACTTCTACTGATCTTGAAGTTAGTGGGGGTAGTCTTAGAGCTAAAAATGCACTTAAGAATAGTCAGATCTCTATCAGTGCAGCAGGAGTATTATCAAATGCAGGTGGCGGAACTGTCTCAGCAACAGGTCTTGGAGCTGTTAAAACTGATTTGACCAATGCTCCAACTGGTATAAAAAATGATCAGGTCACTTTAGCTAAGGATAGCAGTGGTAATATTTCATTAAACAATGCAGGTTCAGGAAATATATCTCTTGATAAAGATGATGTTGGTTTAGATCAGCTCACAAATGATGCTCAGGTAAAATCAGATCTAAGCAACCTAGCACTAGAATCTGATGATCTTGAAGTAAATAGTGGATCTCTAAGGGCAAAGAACGCACTCAAAAACTCTCAGATCTCTATTAGTGCAGCAGGTGCTTTATCAGGGGCAGGTGGCGGAACTGTCTCAGCAACTGGAATAGGAGCTATCAAGACAGATGCTACCAATGCACCTAATAGCTTGAAAAATTCACAAGTCACATTAGCTAAAGATAGTAGCGGTAATATCTCTCTATCTAACGCAGGTTCAGGAAATATATCTCTTGATAAGGATGATATTGGCTTAGATCAACTGACTAATGATGCTCAAGTTAAATCAGACTTATCTAATTTATCTTTAGAGTCTGCTGATCTTGAGGTTAATAGCGGATCTCTTAGAGCTAAAAATGCACTAAAAAATTCACAAATTTCTATAAGTGCTGCGGGAGTATTATCAAATGCAGGTGGAGGTACAGTATCTGCTACAGGTCTTGGAGCTGTTAAAACAGATTTAACTAATGCTCCTGCTTCAATTAAAAATGAAAACACTACAGCTTCTGATGTTGGTTTAGATCAGGTTACTAATCATGCTCAGGTTAAAGCTGACTTGACTAATCTTAGTTTAACTTCTACTGATCTTGAGGTAAGTGGAGGTAGCCTACAAGCTAAGAACGCACTAAAGAATAGTCAGATCTCTATAAGTGCTGCAGGTGCATTATCAGGAGCAGGTGGTGGTACTGTTTCAGCTACTGGTATTGGTGCTATAAAAACTGATGCTACAAATGCTCCAAACAGTTTAAAAAATAATCAAATAACTTTAGGGCTTAGTGGAACATCATTATCTTTAAACAACGCAGGTTCAGGAACACAAACACTAGGAAAAGCCAATGTAGGTCTTAGTGACTTAGCATCTTTAGATTCTACTAGATCAGGGAAGTTAGACGGAGTGGCTACAGGCTCAACTAACAATGGAAGCACTATAGATACAAATGGGAACATTACAGGTAATATGAGTGTAGGTGCTACAATGACAATAGGCACTAATTCTGATGACAAGATAGTTGTTGGAAATATAACGATTGATGGTGGAAATGGAAGAATCCTTATTACAGATTAATTATGGCAAATAGAGTTCAGCTTGGAGATTTAGGAAGTGGCGTATATGGCTTGAAGGTATCAAAGCCAAGTGTCAATGTTTTGACAGCTACAGATAAGGACTTGCTGTTTGATTCAACAAAAGCAAGAACAGGTC